CGCCGCGAGTACCTCGGTCAAATACCAAGTCTTCAATGTGTGGAATACGTGCTTCGGCTTCCATTAGGGTAGTTTCAATCAAGGGTTGCATGCCTTGATTAACAATGCGGTCACGTAGTTTGGCTAGAAAATTTCCATCGCTTATGGGTTGATATAGTTCGGCGCTTTCCAAAAATGAAAGGCCTTCGCGTTCCATGTGTTGCTTAAAGTCTGCTAGTTTGGCTTCGCGCTGTGGGTCGGTGCTAAGTGCCTGCAATATTGATTCTACACTGGCTAAGTCTTGACGTGTTGCAGTCCGGTTTAATAATAGTTTTGCTACAGCGTCTGGATCATCAGTAATCAATTTGTCTGTAGCACGGTCGGCAATTCCAGCGATTTGATTTAATTTATATCCCATGCTCTTAGCAATACTATTCATTAAAACATTACGCTCACGACCTTTGTATTTGCTATCTGCTGGCATAGCGCCTAATACAAACTTGCTCCAAGGCACATTGTTTAAAAACATAAAGTCAGTTTGAACAAAGCCACTATTTGGATTACCGTTAATAGGTGTTTTAAAATGCACGGCTGTGCCAGATTTTTTAACCCACTCTTCGGGTTTGAATCCATGGCTTTGTGCCCAGCGTGTAAGCTGTGCTACCATTTGTTCTTTGGTTACTTGTTTGCTGTCCACAGCAATATCTAAGTCGCCCGACGTATCTTTAATGCCGGTAGATCCCAAGGTGTTATTTTGCAAATCAAGTCCAGGAACCAGTTCCTCAAGCCAGGCCAAGGTAGGCTTGACATCAGTTTGGTTAATGCGCTGTGTTAGTGCTCGGCCATTGCCATCTTTAAATACGTTGCCGCCTTCAAATATATTCATCACATTAATCCAGCCGCTTTGAGTTTAGCATCCAAGGTCGGTGATCCAGTGGTTGGCACAGTTACTCTTTCGCCTTTGCTGACAATTTCTTTTCCTAATTGATATAATTGAGCGTTACTCAAACTTGAAGCTCCGCCACCGGTTGAAAATCGTTGAGGTTGGGGTGTTGCAGCACGAATTTTTGCTGACGCCTGTTGCAACCCTGTGATTGCTGTCATTAAATAATTTTTAACTGCGGCATCATTATCCGCCGGACTATTCCTAGACTTTACCACTGCGGCCAACAAGGCTTCTAATTGTTTTTTCATTACTGGATCTTTATTAACAGTGTTAAGTCCAACTACCTCAGATGTTCCTGGAATTGTGCTTTTTAATTTGCCGGCAACCCAATCCTGAAAATGTTTGGCATACGTTGGCGACCATATTCCACTTTGCCCTCGGGTTCGGGGAGGAGTTGTAACTGATTTGCTAACTGCGCCGCCGGCCTGTGGTTTGGTTCCAGGTAGGTCGTTAAATGCTTCCTCAAGAGGGTCGTTTAGTTCTCCTCTTGGTTTACCATACATTTTTCTCATTTGCTGGCCAGTTTCACTTGAGGCTAACTCAGGACTCATTGTTCCAGGCTTATTATAGGTATATCGCGTTGGAGAGGCTGTTGCCTGAGGTTGTGCTGTTGCCTGAGGTTGTGCAACAGGTCTTGGATTGGCCGCTGGCCGGGGCATACTTTTAACAGCCTGTTGCCATTCACCGGCTAATTTATTCACATAGTCAGCAGTTTGTTTTTGAACCTCTGCTTCTCTACTAGGTGCAAATGCTTTTCCTAATGCGCCAAATGCATCAGCTGATGGCGCAATCGACGCAGCACGACCAGCAAAGTCTTTGGCACCAGTAGCGGCCATACCTGCAGCAGTTTTTAATCCCTGGCCCATGTCACGAACATTTTGAGCAATATTACTACCAACTTGTTTGATTGCAGGACCCACTGGGGATGGTGCCGAACCAGGTTGTGATTTTACCACTGGACCAGAATAAAGAGCCTCGTCTAACTTGCTTTTTAAAGTGATCTCATGAATTTGCATCTGTTCGTCTCACTGTTCGAGTAAATTTACCTGGATCACGCTGATTGATGGCGTTGATCAACTTACGCTGTAAGTTTTGAGCATCTTCGGCCGTGTAATTTTCGTCGATTTGCTCTAATAAGCGTATAGCACTGGCGATCACATTAGATGCGCGGTTTTCAATAACATGGCGCTGATCGCGCTCGATGTACATGGCATCTAATTCTTCCAGTAAACTTCTAGTCTTTTTTTGCATTTTGGGCCAGGACCTTTTTATTATTTATTTAATTATGACACATACCGTCCTTAAATACAAGATGGATACATTTTGTGTTTTGCCCTGGTATAGCCTAGAATTACCCGACAACAGTCCTTGTTGTTTATTACCTAAGAATACCAACATTGATCAAGTAAAAATTGACCTATTAACTGGTGTTAAATCAATGGCCTGTTCAAAATGCTGGGCCATTGAATCGCAAGGTCAAAAAAGTAGAAGGCAATTTGAAAATGAATTTTTGGACTATAAACTGCACCAAGATTTGACCAATTTAAGAGAGGACTGTCTTGAGTCTAAACATAAAACTTTGCTATATCAAATAACAACCAGTAATCTTTGTAATCAAGCCTGTGTATCATGCAACAGTAACTCCTCATCAAAATGGGCGGACCTTGAAGCGAAAATGGGGATTGTTCCATCTTCGAGAAAAGAAATTAATTTAGAAAACAGTAATATTAATTACAGCACTGCCAAACGTATTTCACTACTGGGCGGTGAACCTTTTTTTGACCCAAAAACGTTTGAAATTTTAGAAAAATTAGTCGAGTATGATAATACCGACTGTTTTATTTCTTTGGTTACCAATGGTAGTATTGTATTAAAACAATCACAATTAGATCTATTATCAAAATTTACGGATTTAAATATTTGCATAAGCGTTGACGGAATTGGTCCTGTATTTGAATACCTGCGTTGGCCGGCTAAGTGGAATGTTGTGTGTGATAATATTAAAAAATTTCAACAAATCACAAATAATATTAGTATTTCATACACAATAAGCTCGTTAAATATATTGTATTATCAACAAACCATTGATTGGTTTGATGCTGAAAAGTTAAGATATAATCATAACATTGTTAGTTTTCCACAATGGTTAAGTCTTGACTCTGCGCCAGTGGAAATTAAAAAATTATTAGTTAATAATTCATTTGCCAAATCATGGATAGCCAAAACCGGAAATGAGATCTTGCTCAAAGACTATTATATCAAAATACAACAACAAGATCAAGCTAAAAAAATTGATATAAAAAATTATCTACCAGAACTTGCAATTATTTTTGATACCCTAACAGCCGAGCCGTAACAGGAGCAACCTGAGCAAAATTTAAATTACGCCTATGGTCTATTACTCGTAAAGCATCTAAGATACCGTTTAAATTAGAATTTTGTTTACCCAATAGGGTTAATTGTTGTATCCATGGCTGGGTATAGTTTGGCAATGATTTTAAATAATCCACCATTTCAGACGGCATAAATTCTAGACCATATATTCCAAATGCTTGATGCACATAAATTTCAATCGGGTCACCTAATACCGATTGACTAAAGTTAATGCGGCACCATTCAATTACTTCGTCGAGATCTAACACATTTAATATGCTGGCAGTAACGGTTAACGATAACATACTGTTATGGGGTAAATTATTTTTCCACCAGATTAAATTTTGTTCAACTTGATTCCATTTAGCAGGATAGCGAATATAATTAAATTTTTCTCCTATACCGTCGATGCTAAAACTAATCCTGGCAAATTTAAATTTTTCAATTAATTTTTTAGTGTTATCATCAATTAGTTGTGTGCCATTGGTGTTATACATTAATTTAATATTATGAGCGTTACCTTGATCTACTACATATTGTAATATGTCTTTATGTGTATTGGTCAAAAACGGTTCGCCGCCCCAGAGACGTATTTCTTTAAGTTGAGTAAAATCTAGTCTTGACAGTTGATTTTTAATAAAATTATCAATGTGTGGACGAACATTTATACCCTTGATTTTTAATTCATTTCTCCAGGTGGTACTGAGATCCGGGCCGCAGGTTACACAGGCCAAGTTACATGTATAATCAATGTTGATATCAAGATATTGCAAGCTAGGTTCAAACGATTCGAGTCCGTGTGTTTCTACATATCCTAACCGCATGCTTTTTTTGTTTGTCTGTTCTTGGACATCACATTTATAACAGTATGGCAACGGTAGTTTCTCGTCTTGATTGATATTTCTTAACTGAGTAAAATCTTTATTGTAAAAATCAATAGTTGTGCTTTCGATATTATCGCCCCAACAACACACTGAATAGGATATTTTATCATTGCCAATACCTGATAGTGTTAACCCATGATATATTCTGGGGCAATATTTTGTATTTTGCACCGTCATGAAGTTTTAATTTGTCCTAACAACTGCTTCAGTTTAGCACTTTGTACATCGGCTGTGATTTTAACTGTTTCCTCTACGGGCCCACTGTTACTAATCATTGTGCTCTTGGCTTTGATACTGTCTAACAAATTGCCTTTGGCAAACGAGTTAACTGGGCCAGCTTCTTCACCTGGATCAGTAATACGCATGGTTTCAATGTTGTAGTCAAGATCAATCTTCATGCCAACGCCGGTACTCGATCGCGACTTCATACATTGTATTTGATATTTGCCACGCTCACGCATGGCACGGCTTGTAAAGATACCAAACACGTTATCCGCAGTATTGATCTTACTAATACCACCACTAATATGACTATGGTCAAATTCAATTTCTTCTACCGCACTACGATTCAACTG